CTTGACTACATCACTGTATGCATACTAATGTTGTGTGAACACATCCATACGAAGTGGTTATGGTTCTGGAACCGAATGCAATGTCTGACTTCGCTGGACGATCTACAGACTGCGACAAAGTGGGTGAGTGACAAACTGAAAAAAGGTCGAACCACCATGAAAATGCGTCTAAGATATTGTGAGGCCGGAGGAGTGTCTGGGTACCGAAACCCTCCTTTTGGCAAGTTTGACTTCCTAGAAGAGTCACGCAAACTTGCTGAGGCGGGCGAGGAACATGGCCTACTAGGCACGGACTGGCTCGAGCTATTTACGAGACATGCGATCGAGGTTCAAGGGCTAAGCGCTCCAAAGAGTGTTGAGTTCATGACATTGGAGCAATTCATCGAAAGTGACCTTGCCATGACCGGGGGTTCGTCGACTTTTGGTAAAGTTGAATGGGAGTTTGAGGGTGAGAAGGGCAAATTTAAAGCACGTAAAAACTTCTTATTGGATATAGCAACACCAGCTTACCTGGCACAAGAGACGGTCAGACATCTGGGGACGCAAACAAACAAATCATTCATCAAACCTGAGCTAGGCAAGATGCGTGTGGCAGTGACCGGAGATCTGTGGACCTATTTCTCTCAATCATGGTTAAACTATCTGACAGGGGAAGTATATCTGCAATGGCCTGGGAACACACTTGATGAACGTTTGGGCGAACAAGTTGCGAGAATGTCAGAAATGCAGGAAGCCGGAAAAGGTTACGCATTACCATTCGATTTTGCAGCCTTCGACCATCAACCCACATTAGATGAAGTCAAGATACTAGTACAAAAATTCTTACAGCGAGGAAAAGTGAATGTTCCTGATGCGCATCTGCCTTTTTGGGAAAACATGATGTCTAAAACCGTACATAGTTTTAGCAATGCATTCTTGATTGCACATGTGAACGAAACAATACACAAATGGTTGATTACCGGAGGAGTTGAGTCGGGCATAAGACTGACATCACTCCTGGGAAACTATTGGAATAATGTGATGACATCAATAAGCAAGGAGCTTGTGCATGACGCAGGCTACCATGGTGAGTTGAAGTCATGGTTAAGGGGAGACGACTCCGCAATTTATTCTGAGAGTTACTGGGGTGTGTTGGCAATGAGGCTAGCTTACATGGGGATCAACGCAGTGGGTAATGATTCAAAATATGGGATACACTTACGTAATTCCGAGTTCTTGCGAGTGTGGTACACACCTGAAAAATGCTTTGGTTATCCAAACCGTGCGATACCTGGAATATTGCAGCGCAAACCATGGTCGTCCGAACCCTGGGACCCAGAAGGAGTGATCAAAGCACAATTGTCGACGATTGACACATTAGAGAGAAGGCTGGGAACAGATTTATCTGCACTAAGAGATACAGTGGCTGAAGATTGGAGCAAAATTCGCCACAAATCTGTTGCATGGCTGCGTCTACCCGTTGCACTTGGTGGACTGGGACTAATGCCTTTTTCCGGCAAAGTGTGTTCAACATTCTGGCCTAAGGTTGACAAACCGAAGATCAGGTTCATAACGGAAGAACAGAGCTACAAAAGAATACAAAACGAGTTTGAAGAGTATGGGCTAACAGAACATGAGGCGAAAGAGATTCAACAGGACAGGATGCGAAGCAAAGCAGCAAGCGATGACATCCGTGGTCTAGGGAAGAAATTTCGTTCCGAATACGACGTTGCCTTGAAGCAAATCAAGAATGAAAAGTGGTCAAGAACAGATGTTAAACCTTTCACACCTGACGCTTTGTTCACGATGCGTAAATACCTCTCAAGCATATCGAACCAGGATGACCTTTCGGCGACAATAGGAACCGTAGGCTCCGGCTTTGGTAGTGCTAGGAAGATTCAAGCATGGGGACAAAGATACAGGAGTTGAGTAGGTATCGTAAGATCCGACCAATCCGTGAACTACAAAGGTATTCACCAGACACATGGAGACTAATTCGACATCTAGAACGCAAGGGTCTGCACCGCGCATCAGCGTTAGACTATGCATTCGGTAAGATAGCCGGGCTAGTTGTTTCCCCCCTGCATCCAATGCTGGCATCAGCGATCCAGTCAGCTATTTCAGTTGCAGTTACGTCATGGGTTGAAGGTAACCAAAAGTGGGACAGGATTACTTGGGGATGGTTAACATCAAATACCGCAACAATGTTTGCACACTCACTCAACAACTCACGTTTAGCTACATCACTTTTCCAGTGGTGAAGTAGATATCGTGGATGCCACGACGCACCGTCGTGATGCCCCCCTGCACTGGGGGGAAGGCGTAGTACTGCACAAGGAAGACACTCAGCTGGTCCCTGGGTGCGCTTACTAGACTGGCCGGTTGACCCAGGTGGGGAGACTCGGTGTTCTATTGGAACACGTG